TCGTATGACTTCTTAATAAAGCTATACTCTTGGTTGTTCATACTATTAGCCATGTTAACCATAGCTTTGAATGCAACATTCCTGTAGTTACGCCTGTTCAACCTAAGTGATGCCCTAGCATTGAACTGCTCACACAATAACTTAATCTCCTCATAGTGCTTCATCAAGTACTCCTGAGAGTTTATATAGTAATTTTTGATTACTCTGGAATTACTACCCAGATGTGGATTTTCTTTCTTACGTTGTAAGATTTGTAAGTAGTAAAAGTCGTTCTCATCATCGAATGTCAAGAACGGTAATACTAAATCTAAATTATCTACCATCTTTGTGATTTTTAATTGCTTCTCTTAAGTTTAGCTTCTCAGATACATCATCTATAAGACCTTGTATCTTATCATAGTACGCTTTAGCTCTGTTAGCAAATAAACCTTTAAACATCTTAGTTGCTTTAACCCAACCATAGAAGTTCTCGTAGATGTCCTTTAATTCCGTAGCTTCCTTAAGGTCTAAAGCATACTGCTCTATTCTTGCTTTAAGGTCTATGTTATCAAGCTCTAACCCACTTGTCTTGGCTGCATCCTGCTCGTACTTAGTTGCTTTATTCTTAGCATCTGCTAACTCGTTTTCTATCTGAGCCATACGTTGAGCATTAGACTCTCTCAAATCCTTTTCAACAGATTGGCGTACTTCTTCTGCCACCTCATCAAAACCTCTACGTATTACTGTTTGTTGAGGTTCTTGCTTAAGTACCTGCCTAGTGAAGAATAAATCCCTAAGTCTATCACAGAAATGAGATACTGAATCGTAATCCATACTGTGCATACCTCTAAACCGTGCTGACTTAAGATTCATTAAAGTGTGTTCCAACTGCTCTATAATAAACTCAGGCTCTCCTTTAACAAGGACTACTTCCTCAGAACGTGTCTCGTTGATGACAGTGACTATTTTCTCATTAGCCTTTAATGCTTCAACTTCTAGTTCTTGTGCATCCGCTAATTCTTGTCTTAAGACCCTCTCCTGTTCGAGAGAGTCTTTTAATTGTGTTTGGACTTGTTTTAGAGCTTCATACTCCGTCATGTCCATTTCTACTTTTGCCATGATTATCCGTTTAAGTTACTTCTAATTTCTGTTAGTGTAGTACTCTGCATGAAGATACCATTATAGTATATAGTTTTCAAGCAGTTGTTTCCTACTTCATCCCATGTCACTTGGTCAGTAAGTACATACTCATGGTCATCACCATAACCTACAGATAACAAACCTTTTGCAGACTTCTTAATCCCATCATCAGTGATAGGGTCTTTGAAGATTTCCTGACCTACACCATCTAACTCTACGTATGTAGCTTTCATAGCAAATCCAAAAGTGTCACGAGTGTTGAATTGGTATGTGAATGAACCTACACCAAGTACAATATTTGTTGAAGCGAAGCCTTTAGCTTCTAACCTCTTACAAATTTCCTCAGCTCGTTCTATTGTAATAGAGTCACCGTAGATAGCACCAATATGAGGGTCAAGTACTTTGTAACCTTGGTCATTGATTGTACCACCGAATAAATCCCATAGTAATTCAATTACACCTTTATATTTTGGGTGTGAATCTCTAACTAATGTACCATCCTCTGTGGTGGCATCTTTAATCAATTCTTGTTTACCACAAATAATATCTACAGGGTCACCAGAATCAGGGCGTATAACTACTTTACCGTCTCTAGCAAGAATTTCATCTTTAAGAATTGGTAAATACTCTGTTAATACTTTCCATAAATCCCATGTATCAGATACAATCGATAAGATACCTTGTGGGAATGTTTCCATGAGTCTACGGAATGTACCAATCTCATCCCCTTTAGTACCTGCACACATTACTGAATGCTCAGTAGCATTTACAGAGCCTACTACAAAATCAGTTTCATTGTAGTACTTTCTAGCTCCATGAATAACTGGTAAAGAGTCAGAACCCATGAATGATGTAGCGTGACCTAAACCTGATGTTAGTGTAGCTAGTGGGCTATCCATACCCCTCATTGAGAAGTCATGCCCTTGGAACTCAACAAAACCCACATTCTCTTTGTCAGTCTTTAATGCCCAATCAGTCAAGTTTTTCTTGTACTGTCTAGCAATGGTTGCTGATGTCATTGGCTTCCATAATAAGTTAGAAATAATAGTCTCTAAGAAATTAGTTAACCATGAGAAGTTAGGGTCAGTGTTGAATATTGTAAGTACAGGTACTCGCATTGGCACTTCTGTACCTTCTGGTAAAGATTGAACTTCTATAGGTAAGAAACCTAAGTCATGTAAAGCCTCAATGTGTGACACATCATAATCTGTGTTCAAGTACATAGAGTACTCTCTTTTAATCTCCTGACATACTTCGTCTTTATCTCTATTGAAGAAATCATTTTGGAATGCTTCATCAATGTATTTCATTACAAGTTGTTGTCCGAATGACACAACTGTATTACAACCTTTCGGTGCATACTTGTTACTTCGTGGTGTAAAGTTACTATACACAAGTGTTGTGTTAGCAGGGTACATCATGTGATGTCCTGTCTTGTAACCGTCTGTTAAGAAAAATGGGTTCATAATTATAATTGATTTTTAAAATTTAATAATAAATTGTACGTCTCTATTAATCCTGCCTTATCATCCAACAATACGTTGAAAAAGGGTTTCCCTCCATCACCTAACTTAACTGGTGATTTGTTAATATGGTCAGGTGTTATTCCCCATAACCTCATTAACTCTACCTTATACTTAAGTGATTGTTCATCTGCTACGGTGTACAAGCAAATGATGGCGTGTTCTTTTAAATCCTGTAATAGTTTTCTAGTGTTGGCACATCTATTAGCATAAATTTGGTTCAGTGGAAAAATTGTGTCATCGAAATCTACACCGATGATTATTTTACCGTGTTCTTTGTGAGCTTCTAACAGCTTCTCAAATCTAAATTTGTCTTGCATTACTTGAATACTTTATATACTGTTAAGTTGTTAGGTTGATAACCTCCGTTACCATCCCTATTGTCTTGGAAGTAGTTCTCAAATTTACTGTTAGTAGTAAATACCTTATCAAAGTAATTAGTTACAGGGTCATCCCCTAATCTCTGCATAGTCATGTGACTAACTGCTAAGTATAGTTTACCTACATTAGCATCTCTAAGTTTAGTGGCTAAGCCTTTAAATGTTCCACCTCCTATGGATAAATCATCCACTATTAATATGTCCTTACCTCCGAAGTTATCTGTAGGCAGAACCTGTGACAGTGAACTTGATTGACCATTCCACTTACGAGACTTAGATGCTGAGCTTGTGTCGCCCTCCCACTTAATATCGTCACATAATTTCATTAATGGTTTATAACCTCCTGCATCTGCTGACATTAGTATTAAGTTGTCAGTATTAAGTTCATGTAATACCTTAGTAATAAAGAACGTATTCGATATTATCTCTACCTTCTTATCTAGTACTTCAAATCCCAACTCCACAGCCTCAGCATTGTGTGGGTGAAATATTCTGATGTCTGCATTCAAACCTGCTAAGTACTTAATAACTAACTTTAATCCGTAAGACTCACCTTTATTGAATCTTCTGTCTGCCTGTGCATCCAGTAAGTTAGGGATGATTATAGTTGGTCTTATGTGTCTAGCATTCTTAGCATCTACCAATTGACCTAACTGCCATAAGTTCTCGTAAGAATTAACTCTAAAAGTTTCTGTATTAGTTGTGTCAGTCCTCACATACGTTGTTCCGTCTGGGTAATTGAGTATTGTGTACATAATTATAAAATGTTTCCTTTTCCAATGCCTCTACCGCATACACACCCTGTGCATGGGTTGTCCTGTTGACATACATCTTTATTTTTCTTGAACTCTCGTTCAGCTAACCATTTTGCACCTAGTGCTAGTAACATGAAAAATACTAGGGCAAAGATAAACCCTAGTATTATTAGCCATAACTCTCCTGCAGTCATTACTTAGTGTAGACTAAGTCTCCTGTTATCCCATCCATGCCTTCATCTCTAAGAGACTCATAAAGCACATTAAGTAGTTTCATTAATGTTACTTCTGTCTCTGAACTACTTAACTTAGCCCATGTATTAGTAACAACACACTTAGGAACTGAGGTATTAGTTAGTACTAGAGCCATTAAAGCTCTTAACTCTTCTTCACTTTCAATCTCTAGATTAATGTTGAATGGTTTAAATGTAGGTTTAACTGCTTCCTTTTTAATACTTGCTTTCATAATACTTGTTTTTAATTACTTATCTAATCTAATTCCGTATGCCACAGGGAATCTAGGAGTACCTCCGTCTGTGTACTCAAAGAATCTTATCTCTGCTGTCTCGCCTATAAACTCTTGTTTATTTGCTAATGCGTAGATACGTTGTTCAAAGCTACCTTTAATCATAGCCTTAAATGTTTCACCGTTATCCATTTGGCATACATACTGACCTTGTTCTGGTCTAGCATCTAATGGAATAACATCTACAATTTTGTAAGCCTCATCTATGAAGTCTTTATACTTAAGTAGAGACCTAGAGCGACCATTTGGTTTGTAGCTATCCTCAGTATGTCTTATGATAGAACCTTCGTAACCTTGTTCAACAAACTTAGCGTGTTGTTCTTTAAGACCTTTCTCACTGAATATCATATAGGTAGGTACTAACTCTATAAACTCTCCAACTCCATTCTCATCTACATAAGGTGCTAGGACATCTATTAACTTGTCGTGTCTCTCTTTAAATGGTGCATCCATTACGATGTCGTAGATGTGGTACTTGATTTGCTCAGACTCACCTGCTCTGTACTTCTTGATAAGACTAATATTCTCTTGGAATGTTAATCCATGAGCATATAACTCCCCATCAATCTGCAGACCTAACATCTTAACAAAAGATAGTAAGTGAGGTAGGGTATCTATCTCCTTACCTGCTCTAGATGTCATATCAAAAGCTACTTTAGATAAGCACCTCATGCCATCCAACTTAGGTTGTATGTAACATGGGTAGGCTATCTTAGCTAACTCCTTTTTAGCATCCTTAGCTAACATGGGTAGTATTACCACTTCATTCTCTGCTTCATCTTGTGTAGGAAAATAACCTTTAGTAAGTTTATCATCATACTTCGACTGCGCTTCAAGAATCGCTTGTTCTTCTGCTGTAGTTTCATTTGCTCTCCCAACGTTTTTAGCAGTTGCTTTACTGCGGTTCTCGGTTTTCTTTCCATTGATTAGACCTGAGATTTGTACAACCTCATCTCCTTCGGCATAAATCTCTAAACTTCTAATCTTTCCTTTAGTGTCTTTTTTGTATAGTTTCATTGTACTATTTTAAATTAATCCCTACCCTCTTCGTTAGGGTATAAATCTGGTAGTAAATCTGATTGCCAGTACTCCTTAGTATCGACATCCATGACAGTGAGTTTTCCTTTAAAACCACAGCCTGTGTCCATTGCTATAACAGGATTTATGAATTGTGGCTCTGTAGTATCGAAATGTAGTGTAGTTGTGTGACCAACATATACTTCCTCAATGTCGTCAGCTAATCTAATTGGCTTCCTCCAAGGTTGTGGGTCAAACTTATATTCTGCTGAGTCAAAGATTAAATCTCTATCCCAATAGAATATGTCATCTGTGCTTTGTCTTTTTACTGATACGTGCCTGTTAAAACCTGCATGAGTATAAAACCTCTTATTCTCTTTATCCCAATAATTAAGGTGTAAAGATTTTAAGAATTTAACATGCTCTTTAGGTACTGCACCTGTGTAAAGGTCAATATCGTAAGCATCTCCATAACTACCATCTGCAAACTTAGTTTTGTATTTAAGAATTTCCATTTGAAATTCAGCGTGGTTTGCATAAGATATGGCTGTATTTAATGAACCATGAGTCCATGAGTGATGACCTGTATCTAACCACTGAGTAAACCACTTGTCGTGATTACCAATGATGTGTATGTTACCATGAGTAGACTCCTCTTGCAATTCAATTAGTTTTTGTATAACCTCGTATGATTGAGACCATCCATCAACATAATCACCTAAGAAAATTATTTGGTCGTTTTTGGGGTTGTAGTTACATCTCTCTAAGACTTGGAGTAGAGCCTTGTAACCACCATGAATATCTCCTATTACTAATTGTCTCATATACAATATTTTATGCAAATGTACGAAATAAATATGACCTGTGCAAGTTTATTTCAATTATCTACTCAATTTAGTATTAAATATTCTGTACTGTAATCCGATAAATCCAGATGCTTGGTAGTGTTTGTTACCACCGTAAGCCCAATCTAAATCTTTCCTCTCTACTAATTGACCTAGAGCCGAAACTCTAAGTCCATCAGTTATTTCTATTGAAACTTCTAAGTCTGCACCAAATACTAGGAAAGCCTTTCCCCACCTATCTTGTATTCCGTAATTTATAGACGGTGTGACTTCTAATCCCCATAATAAGGATTGGTTAAAAGTAAAACCCAAATCTACAGCATACCTTTTGTAGATGCCATCCAAGTCAGCATATTCAAACATTGGTGAGATTACAAGGTAACCTGCATCTGTCTGCTTACCTGTCAACTTAAGTTTAGCTAGTACATCAAGTGTAAAAGGACTTAAGGTTTCTGTCTTATCTTTAGATACAGCTAACCTAGCATCTTGCCAGACTGCCAATCTAATCTCTTCCTGTGCCTGTGTACTGATGACAGTGAATGTTAACAGTAAGGCTATTATTAATCTTCGCATAATTCTGTTTTAATTATTAATTCAAGTTTCATTGTGATAACTTGTTGTGTAAAGGCTTCGTCATTATCTAAGATGCCATCCGAAATAATTTCATTGAAGTGTTCTATTACTGTGTTGACACGTTGTTTACCAACTTCATTGTCTGACTTGTTCATACCCTCTTCAAGTTCATTCAAGGCTTCACGTACTGTTGAGCCATGTATTACTCGTAGGTATATGAACTCACAGATAGTTCTGTATGGGTTATTAATCCAATCCATTTTATTGCTCATCATCTAATCTTTTTAATTCTTCTAATTTCTTTAATTGTCTTGACTTGTATTTAGGGTATAGTAACTTATCTGTAAGCCATGATGATACTACACTTCCAACAATACCAAATGCTAGGTCATTAGTATTAAATCCTGTCTTACTAATATCTGTAACCTCTTTCATAAGGTTGACACCTGTACCAACTGCTACACCTGTCCAGATTGCCTTACTCCTGTCTCCATCGTATAAATCTAGACCCAACATGTAACCTACTCCACCAAAGATAAAACCTCCTACAAAGTGGTACTGTTTATCTATCTCAATAAAATTGTCGGAGGCAAAGATAAAGTCATTACCAAACCCTGTTTCCTGTGCTGACACAAATAATGTCATAGTTAATGCCAATGCAAATAGTAATTTTTTCATAATGTTTGTTTTTAATTTAATTTAATTCGTTAATATGTACTACGTGTTTAGTTCCGTACTCTCGGTTCTCACCTCTGTACCAACCTTTCTTCACTTTAACACCTGTGTAAGTTTCTTTAATCTCATTGTAACCTTTACCTCTATCGAGGACTGTTACTTCCACCTTCGTTCTAGTTTGAGCATGTACTCTATCCACACATACCTTACCAAGAACTTGATGCTTCTTAATTTTACCAACCAGTTTTTCATTTTCCTTCATCGCATATATGTTTAATTAGGAATCTTTTATAGTCAGGATTACTCTTCCCTAAGTAATACCATAACCTTTGACCATCAGTAAGACCATCCCAATGAACCGAACAAAACTTCTTAACCTTTTTCTTTAGTTTTCTAGGGATTCTTTTAACGTTAAAGAAAGGGCTAATAGTAGGTGGTGCAATAAAGCGCTTGTTTAGTTCATTGTATGGTATCATCTCAATTTTATTTAAGTTAGTTTCAAGGTCAATAGTGTCTAAGTTAATACAAGGGCATTCAAAGTATGTCCACCCTGACTCATCATCTCTTAAGATTATTCTTAGAGTATCGCTTCGTTGTCTGTCTATAGCTGTGTTCTTAACTATTCTAAATAGCCAAGTAAAGAAAGTTGCTTTGTTAGGGTTAAACTTGTCTTGCTTCTTCCAGACTTTAATCATGGACTCCTGAGCTACATCTTTAGCTGTGTCATAGTCCTTTACATATCTACGTGCTATACCAACTGCTGTGTCGAAATAACCTTTGTAGACATGGTTCATATCTAGTGTCATTATGTTAGAAAGTATTTGTGTTTAAATGTTTCACGTTTACCTTCATAAGTAGGATTGTAGATTAGATTACTAATCTTCAAGTTCTTGGATTTGATTTGACATGCTATGCAATCTTGGTTAAGAGCCATACACAGTAACTCTATGTACTTTTCTAACTCTTCGATTGACATTTTAGTTTTCATCTTTACGATTAAGGTTTCCTCAGTTTTATCTAAGTACTTACCCTTCTCTACTCTAGACCACTTTAGCGTTACTCCGTAGGTATGGTAAGCTAATTGCCTAGATATGTATATCCAATGTAATGGATTGTTACTAAGTCCGATGTTTAATGTTACTTTCATGCCAGTTGTCCTTTTCGTTGTTTATAATAATGTTTGAATAAATAGTATCTCTTAAGATACCTCTTGGTTGCATTCTTTAGGTAGCCTCTGTAGATACCACCATTCCACATCCTAACTACTTGACCTTCGGTTGGTAGCTTGCCATGTCTTAGTGTGTACCTATTGATACCTGCTTGCAAATATAAGATAAATACTTCTTTCGCACAAGTCACATCAAACATTTGTTGGTGAGTGTAACCTGTACCATAAATCCTGTTTACATCGTCTACACATATTTTATGTATCTGTACGACTCCGTATGCCTTACCATTATCTCCTATTGCCAATGCGTTGTTGTTAGACTCTGCATGTTTAAGGACTTCGAACATTGTTTCCAACTCCGATGCCGATGATGACAGTGATAATATTAGTAAGGCTGTTACTAATAGTTGTTTCATAATTATTATTTAAGTTCAAGTATTTCTTCATCTTCTTCTGTGAATGATTGTGAATAACCTAAGTCTATTGCTACGATTTGTTGTCTCTCCTCATCCCATCCTGAGTTGCGATAGAAGAAGTCAGTACCCACGTAGTTGACTTGGTAGTTTAGGTTGAGGGCTACCTTTACGTACTGGTCTATTAAATGTAAATACTCTTCATTATCCGCATACTCCTCTTTCAAATCCTCTGCATTGCTATATAAAGACTCTTCACTTAAAGTATAATAGCAGAAGTCTTGTACAGAATTGTGAAAGCAGGTCTCATTCTCAAACTGTCTGAGTAATGCTCTCTTCTCTTGGCTGACAAACTTTTGTATGATTGCAAACCTCTCAATTCCTCGATACTTTATTTGTAAACACCTGTGTATAGTATTTACATGAGGTATCTCCCTGCCTACTAACTCCTTACTTGTAAAGTATTCAGATTGGTCAAAAGTTATTTTAATTACTCTGCCATCCGAGGTCTTAAATGCTTCACCCATAGACCCTATACCTAAGTTCTCAGTTATATTAAGTCCTAAGTGTTGTGCTAAGGCTTGCGCTGCTTCACCTTTAGGTGTTTCAGACCAATGACTTGATATGTGGTCTTGTACGTCTCCTGATGATACCATAATTTACTGTTTAAAGTTTATATTTAAAAGTTTCTGGTGCATATTCATTCCATAATTCTTTAAAATCTAGGTCATAGAACATAGTTGAAAGTTTCATAATGTTTGCTTTAGATGACTGTCCTCTCTTATAAGCTGAGTGGTCGTCTGAGTAATCGTAACTGAAATCGTGTGACTTAATTGCTTTCTTAAGTGTTTCACGATTAGTTAAGTACTCTACTATACAGTCATGCTCAGACTTGTCAGGGTCGTTAAAAGTTGATTGTTCAAACTTCATATATAAGTTTGGTAATGCTAGGAAACGTAGGTCGTATTCCATGTTTTTAAACTCCTCATCTATTAGCTCTGCTAAGCAAGAGAATAGGCAGTGGTGATATGTTAATTTCATAATATTGCGTAGTTTAAATTATCTAATTTAATTCCATTATTACTTGCTACATGCTTAATGCATGCCTCTAATTCGTTATTCTTTGGTGTGTATTGATTTAACTTCTTACTCCACCTTGACACCTCTATCATTAAGTATTTAACTCCTGTGTAGGCTGTAGTTACCTCTGATGTATGTCCATCTTTATGGGTATTTCTTTGAACTGGTGTTACTGATAAGTATATACCTCTCTTTTTAACATTTCCAGAAAAATAGTTCATGCCACCTAAATCGTAGTATGTATGTACTTTTAAGTAGTTGAAATTTATGTTACTAGATATTGGTATATAATTTTTACTTATTGTCCTCATAATGACAGTGATTTTTAATTTAAAAAGTAGGCGTACTGCCCATCTTGTTGTTTTACTTTATACACATTAGCATACCAATCATGTCTCTCGGTGTCGTCAGTCATACTCCATATCTTAAGGATATTATTCTTGACAGTAGTTCTTGTGAGTATCTTACCTTTAAACTGTTGCTTGATTATTCCCATTGTATAAGTGTTTTCTAAATGAGTTATAGATAATCTTACGTAACGTGGTATTATAGTGTTTATAATCGTAGTTATCGTTCCAATCCCACCTATTCTCACATGCTGCCCTCATGTCGGCTGCATTAGTTCGTACTAGGTATTGGGTTTCATTATCCCAATAGTCCTCATCATAAGTCTCTCCATGATGGTAACCATCGTAGTAAATCTCATCAAACATAATCATAAGATGTGATGATGAGCGTTTACCTGTTCTATTCTTTAGGTTGTATTCTATTTCTTCCTCGTCATAGAATCCGTAGTCAACTAAGTAGACCACCCAATACTGGCTTATGTCTACGTTGTACCTCTCAAACTCTTTCAGTATATAATGGACGAACCATCCGCAACCACCGTAGTTTAAATCTTCAATCTCTTGTCGTACCTTAGAGACTATCTCTTCCATAGCCTTGTGTACTTGGACTGTTGTGTAAGTGCTTGTATTCATAATTAATTCTGATTAAAGTACCAATACTCAGTACTGCCTATATTTAACTTGTGTGTTTTTTGGTCATAGTAAGCAAGTTGTTCACCTGCTAAACTTTCTAGTGAATAATCCTCGATTAACTTAAGCATTAATCTTTCGACTGCTCTATCTGAGGCTTGTCTAGACTTCATGCCTTGACCTACAGTTTCGTACTCTTCATTGTCGTAGAATCTCTTTGCTGAGTCTCTGTCGTAACCCTCTTTGAAACATTGCTTTACTACATCCCAAGTGAATGAGCCTAAGTAATACTCGTCTTGCTTCATAAGGTATTCAAGTATAACAGTCTTTACTTCGCTCTCTTTTACAAACAGCCAAGTTCCAACTTCACATTCTATAGTAAATACTTCTGCCTTACGGTTTATATAATGTAGTATGTCCTCTATTGTGTGCTTGACGTTATCCTCATCTCTATCGCAACCATCCCATAGATTGTCTATGACTTTATCTAGTGCAGTTTTTAGTGGTGTACCTGTAGTAGACAACTTCTTCTTAGGTTGGTAGCCATGTACTATTGGTAGGTTAGGTGGAATGACAGTGATTTTCTTTTTCTTAATCCTAACTACTGTAGGTGTATCTACAGTAGTTACCTGTTCCAATATACCTTTACCTAATGGCTGTCTTTCAAATGAGTTTGGGTCATAAGTTGCACCCATAACAACTAAAGGTCTAAGTGGGTATGACCATAATTCACCATCTTGAAATGATACGTCTACCCATTCCTCACCATTACATTCGTAAGGTTCTGATTGTACAATACCATACTTACCTATGTAACCTGTCATTTGGTCAGCCCAATTGTTTCGGTGCTTGCTATCTGTACTAAAATCAATAGCTATTACAGTATCTCCTTGTTTGGCTGTTACTCTTCCCATAATTCACCCCATTTATTATTCTTAGCATCGTAGATTAAACCCCAACCTGCAGTTGAGACTACATCTCCGTTGAATTGTTGTTCTTCCTCATCCTTGTAATTCTCTTTTACAATTAGTTTACCTTTACATAGTGCGTTAGGCATACCTGTTGCTGAGGTGAAGTTAGTTCTGTTTTTAAATCCTCTATTTTTAGCTTCTGCTAGGATGTCTCTTTTGTATTTAGCAGTTAGTTTTCCTGTTTTTATTAGCATAATTAATTTATTAAAAAATTTATAACTTCTCTTTTCATTAAATGTTTTCCACCTGCTGTGTTACAATGTGATAATAATAACAAGGCATGATGCTTAATATTTTCATCAGGGTGTTCATTTATAACTTCACCTAAATAGTGCCAATATTTATCCATAAGACTTTGTGGCTCACCTAATTTACCATAATGAACTACTTGTCCTTTATAAAACAAAAAATAACTGTGTATCTTATGTTTATTTGGGTGATTTAAGTAAATATCTCTTATTATACACTCTGTAGTTGATAATTTTAATCTGGCATCTAATTTATGTATATTGTTACTCCCAAACAATTGAATAACTTCCCCAAAGTGGTTCACACCCCTAAATTGTACGTATAATGTTGATTTCATAACTATAAAGTTTTACGTGGTGCTTGACCTCCATTAACTGTCCATCATATTGTAATACATGGTATAATGTTAAGGCAATATCTTTTACAAAATTGTGAATAGTGTAGCCCTACCCAAAAGGACTGCCACCTAAATAATATACCAAACTTGTTTGGGTCTATCTTTGGTACATACGGTATTGGTAGTGTGTTGTACATAATTAAAATGTATTGATTAGCTGTCAGGTAAGGTTTTGAACCTCATAGCCCATGAATGCACCTGACAAATGACAGTGATTAATCGATAACTGTGTAGTTACCTGTAAGTTCAGTCAACTTAGCTTGTGCTTCATCTGTACTCAATTTAATAGTTGGTACAGCCTTAGCCCACTCGCCATTGGAGTAAACTATATCTGATGAGCCACTTGCGTAAAGTATATCCTTACTTGAATCATAAGATAATTTGAAGCCACCTAGTGTGTCTACTTTAGATGTATTGTCTAAGTACTTAATACCTTGTGGTACAGAGTACATCTTTCTTGCAATGCCTGTCAACATCTCTTCAACTTGTTGGTGTGACATTAACTCATGTCTACCACTTATAGTATCTCTTTCATGTACACCTAGATTTTTTGACCAATCTCCATCGTAATTCAGTCCGAAGGACATTTCTGATGAGGGCATACCATGATATAAATACTTACCACTAAATTTGAATGCAAATTTATTAAATGATGGTAATAGATACCAACTACCTTCAACTAATTCTTTATAGTCTGTTAAATCTAGTATCTCTTTAATCCTAGCTCGTTGGCTACCATCTGCTTCTACCAACGCTTCTCTAACTCGTTCATAGTTAACTGATACTTCCTTCTCAGTTAATAAACCTTTACATAAATCTAATAAGATAGCCTCCCATTTAGAGCAAGCTATCTTATATAATTTATTAAACTGTCTCTTGTTTATCTGAACAGATGTCATATTAGAAACGTTCTTTTTGAATTGTCTGTGCTAATGCTAATCCCTCAGTCAATTCAGTTACTAACTGTCTTGCTTCAATCTCTGCTTCTAAAGAGTATGGCATAGCCTTAGCTGCTTTAGTTAAGTCACGTTTAGCACGAGATAATGCCTTCTTTGTTTCGTTGATACTAGATTGTACAGATAATGCTGCATCCTCTGCTGCAAACTGTAATTCCTCTTGCTTCTCAGCTTTAGCATCTTGTGAGATTAAATCGATGTACTTGCTTGATGTGTTTGTTGCTTTACTCATAATAAATATTGCGTTAACTCGCCAGTATTTAATTAATAATTGTGTTTGTGTGTATGTGACTGCCTGATGACAGTGAATTTAAGATAATGGTATGTCATTATCTACTTTAATTATAGATATTAAGTGTTGTAGGAATAATATCCTTTGTTGATGACAAGATAATTCCATACTACTAGGTCTTTCTCCATATAAGTTTCCTATAGAACCTCTCCACCAACCTATTTGTTGTTCCTCATTATCTTTATTCTCTATATAGTGGGGATGATTAAAGAACTTTTTATGTTCAGTTGGTGTGGGTTTGTTTTCATCTAACCAGTAATGTATATCATTCATTGTTTCAGAATCAATACCTCCATCTATCATTTGGTCTTGTATTGAGTCGCATATATAGAATGAGTGTTTACCACTTTTACCTGCTTTTGCTCTTTCAGCCCTAGATAAATTAGCTGTCTTTAATCTATCTAATCCTACCTCTAAATAAGGTAGAAATCTTATTACATCTTTCATACTATCTGTTTTTGAACTTCACCTGCCTGTTGCCAAGCATAGCTTTGTTGTTGTGTTGTTGTACCAGTTGTTTGAGGTGATGGTAACGCTACACCTTGATAATAGTCCAGACCTGCTAGGATTGAACGTTGTATATCCTTTTGTTGTTCGTAATGTGTCATAATTTTATCTATTTATTAAACAGTTGTCACAAATAAGTCTGTCTCCTTCAACAAACATCTGTGTTACTTCATCTTCTGTTTCACCACATAAGTAGCAATTATTATTTTCCATAATTTATGAGTTCATGGCTCTAGTCATAGAACCGATTACTATTTGTGATTTAACTTTGTTGATTGTGTTTATAATATACTTCTTCATAATATTGGTGTTGTACTGCCGAATGACAGTGATTATTTAATTGATTAAGTGTTCGTAACCTCTTTTGACATACATCTTACCATTAATCTTCTCTAATGGTATGTGACCTAATACTTTAAAGTATTGTCTTGACTCCTCTGGTGGGTAGGTATCTCCTATGTTATCAGTTACTATTTCTCCTGACTCGCCATCAGTACATTTGTACATCGACTTAATAGAAGAAGGTAGTTCAGTTGGGTTAACACATCTACCATTAATAAAGTGGTTACCTGCTCGGTCAATCATGTGCCAATCATTACCTACTTTAAATCTTTGCGCTGTTTCTGTTATTTGCATAATATAAATATTGTGTACACGTTTAGTTTTGTTGTGTACTGGTTGAACATTCTAATTTTGGGTGTGAATACTCCATAGTTATTCCGTAACAATTAGTTACAGATACTACTGTATTAACAGGGTTTGATAGTAGTATTAGTATTGCTGAGTTTGTACCAAATACGTGTCTACTTATCTCACCTACTTCTATGGTGTTACCATCTTCATTGACAGCTTCCATAATTACTAATTCTGGGTTATGGTTTATATCCATTATCTTATATAGCTTAATAAGTTACCTGTAGTTACTACTTCTTGAACCTTGGTTAATACTTGTTTGCTTCCTCTATCTCTAAACATAGCGTGTTTAAATGGGTTGTAATAAACTATTTTTGAGTAGTGTACAAAGTTACGGTCAACGTGTACTTGCTCGGCTTCAATCCATGCAAAGTAGTCGTTATCTTTACCTGTGTCTTTAAAGTCTTTTAATTTAGCACGTTCGTATGCCTTTTGGTCTACCTTAAATCTACAGTCAATCATTAATAAATTCTCATGTACAGTTACTTCATTAGTTTTAGTATCAAGTACTCTATATTCATTGATACTAGCTTTCCATATTTTGTACCTCATTATACGTATCTTTCAGTAAACATTAACTTCTTTTTGTGCATATCCCATGCCTTTTTAGCATTGATATTGTGTAGCTTCATTAAGTTGGCTACTATTTTCTCGTCTACACTTAAATTGTTTTGTGTAGCACGTTTATTTAACTGAATACGTTTTCTAATTTTACCTTTTGACATAACTTTTATGTATTTGTTAGTAGTGGTAAAGAGAGCATCGAACTCAACTACAGCTTATTACTGTACCTACCTTATACTTTACCGTTTAAATAATAAAAGGCGCTTAGAACTTGTCTAAACACCCTTTAACCAAATGTATGTTGCTATTAATTATGCAGCTTTTAATGCTGTTATCAACTCTTCACGCTTCATTTTAGTGTAGCCTTTAATACCTTTTGCCTTTGCTTTAGCTTTAAGTTCAGTTACTTTTACCTCAGCTATTGGCTTTAAGTTTGTTTTAGGCTCAGACTTTGTAACAGTGTTACTTTTACCCTCCTTCATTTTGTAAACAGCTTGCAAGATGTAGAAAGGGCAAGTTTTACCTTTGTTATCGCCTTTTGCAATACGTCTTACATTTTTGTCTAATTGCTTATATAATACCTCATCTTTAAGGATTTTCTCAATTTGACGTAGCATTGGCTTAGCCTCTACATTATCTTTTAATGCAGTCTTTAATATTCTCAATCCTTTGCCTGTACTACGTACTGCATCCTTAAAAGTTTTGTTTGCTTGAATTACGTCTACTTTATAAGTTGACGGTTTGTTGTTGTTTTTACTTGAATTACTCATAATATTTAGATTTATGTAACAATATGTTACGGATTTATACTTAGATGCCTACAAAGGTTGCAACCCTTTGCCAATTCTATAAAAGAACGGTAACCCTGCTATTTTTGGGAATAGGCTATTTGTTACGAACTATATAACAATTGCTTGTTATAGTCGTTAATTTTCTTAATTGTTGCTTTATTTTACGTCTTATTGCGTTTTGATTAACAGTCTAAAAAGCATATTAATAACTGTTAAACCGTGCTTTATAGATAGTCTTTATACTTCATCCGTACACGCCTTTAGTACACTTGCATTTGTTAGGTGCGTTAAACTAAGTTTTAAATTGTTGAAGTGTTTTCGATTATCTCAAAACCTCAATAGTTAATATCGTTGCATACTCGTTACAGTTTTTAGGCTATAACTCAACTACTATATTTTAGTTAAATTTACTGTTAAACAGTGTTTAAAGTGATAATCTACAGAATGTCAAAGAACTAATATAATTTAGAGGTCTGTTTTATTGCCACAAAATAACGTAATAGTAAAGCCTTACAAGTTAGAAACTACTTAATTAACAATGCCTTGTTAACGTTTGGTTAATAACTTCGCTTTAGTACTCTATTACTTTTGATTTACGCAAGTGTAAACAAGTTACTAAAATATGCACCTTTTAAGTAATTGGTGCAACTCATAATGTTAAAGAACTTTGTTCATTAGAACGGTACAAACATACAACGCATTTAAACATTTTACCAAATAAAATCGATGAAATGCACATTTAATCGTTAAAGTGCTAAATACTAACTTTTACGAGCGGTTAATAAGGCGTTGCAAACCGTTGTTTGGCTACCTGTTCACGTTGCTACACTTGTTAAACAAGTCATAGTTATAAGCGTGTTAAATGTAATGCAGTATGTAAAGAACGTTGTTCGTTAGAACTGGTACAAACATACAACGACAAAAAGGATTTTCAGCAATTTAATCGATGAAATGCAAATAAAAAGGGTTAAAGTGCATAAATGTTAACGTTTTGTGTAGTTGGTCGATGGTAAAAGACGATGAAATACAGTAAACTTTAACAGTTAATTGTTGTGTAGTATGTAAATTAGTTGTATGGCAAACGTGTATAAATGTATATTAATAGCTTTATACTTTATACAGTCCGTAAGGCAAAAGAGAAAGAGCCAACAAATAAACATCTAACAATAGTTAAACCCTTGTAACATTCTAAAGATAGGCGTTTAACAAATGTAACATTGTACCACAAACCAACGAACCACGAAGCAAAGATAGAGCGCAAAGAGTTGACACGCAACGAGTTAGAGATGAAAGGCACGAAACATCGACGAACTGCAAAAATCTCAAAAGTTCAACCGTAAAAATATAAAACCGCAACCCACCCCCTCGAAAAAATTCCGTTTTCCCTTTGGCGAGCGAGGGGCGTATTTATATATAATCCCTAAATAGGGCTGTAGAGCAAGTATTTTTGATGAGCCGACATTATGGTATATAAAAAGAGGGCTAGAAGCCCTGTAGAGTAATTTTAAGGCGGTCTGAATCGACAAACACCTCCCATGAAGTATTAATTGTTACGACACCTCTTAAAAGTGCCTTAAATCGCTTTATATTTATTTCCCTAGGAAACTATCCCATTATAGTGTTAGGGTTTCTATCGAGCAAAATATAGTTAACGACCAGATATTTCTAGTCCTGATGAAGCAAATAAAAGTGTGAAGTGTGATTGAGCAGTTCTATTAGAGCAAAAGACTGCCGATTTTAAGTGTAGTTTTGTTGAACAAGATAAGAAAGTAACATAAAGAATTATCCCTTATTATTTCTAGATATATAGTTATTATTAAGTAGTATAACTTGTAAAAGAAGTACTTTCTTAATAGTACTATTATATAGATACTTTATAAGAAGTACTTATTAATTAGTATTCTTAAGTAAGTATTTATTAATATCTATTTCTTAATATATAACTCTTTTTACCTCCCCTTTCCCCTCCATGCAAAGGTACGAATTATTTTTGACTTTCGAAAATCGCCAAAATTCACCTTGAACACCGCATCATTGTTGAGTCATTAGTAAAATCTATACAACAATACATGGACTATTGATAAAACCTATACTAACTACAATACTATAGATAACACCTATCATAAAACTATACGCCATAAGTTTTGCCTATACTAAGTGACAATATTTTAAAAATAAATGGTTGAAAGTTTTGACATGTAAAATTTTTTACATATATTTGCATAGAATTTAAAATAAAGAATTATGTATTTATCGATTATTGAATTAATTATTGTACTCTACTGGTATTTGCTCGACATCCGAGCTTTTCAAGAGTATGAGTACTGGAAGTCGGCAGGTTTACAAGCTAAATATGCCTTTAAGAAAGTCTACAACAAGCTGTAATGGTGGGGTTTCTAGACTGGTGCATCATCATAGGGGTTTGCGTGATGGTGTTGGTCGTAAGTGTACTGGTGTACATAGATATGAGCAAACCGTTTTATTATGAAAACATTGACGAAGATGGAAGAAAATAAGTATATAGCATATTACCGTGTGTCAACGGAACAGCAAGGACAATCTGGATTGGGTTTAGAGGCGCAACAACACTCAGTTCGTTCGTTTTGCCAAGAGTCTGGCGAGCTACTTGGCGAATTTACCGATATTGAGTCAGGTAAAAACGACCAAAGAGAGCAATTACAACTAGCAATTTCATCTTGTGTCAAAACAGGTGCGACATTAGTTGTTAAGAATTTATCTCGTATTTCTCGTGGTGGATTTAAAATTATGCTGCAGTTAGAGGAAGCAGGTGTAAACTACATCGAATCATCTTCGCCACATGACAACCAACTTATCAAGGAAATTAAATTTGCCCTTGCTAAAGAGGAACGAGAAAACATCTCAGATAGAACATCTGCAGCATTAGTTTCAATCAAAAGAAAGTTAGCTGATGGTGTTGTACACATATCTAAAGCAGGTAACGTTGTTACATCGTTAGGTAACCCTGAGAATTTAACTGATGATGCTCGTGCCAAGGGGAGGGAAAGTTATTCGAAGCAAGCCTTCAATAAAAGTAAACAAGCAGGTTCTTATGCTGTAGCATTGTCCAAGGTAGGGCATAGTAAGGCTGAGATTACCAGAATGCTTAACGAGAATGGATTTACAACAGCTAGAGGAAAAGAGTTCTCTAGAACACAAACACAAAGACTATTAGAGAGATATGGACAGTAATTTATGCCCTACATGCATTGAGGAGTTAGAACCTCAACAAAAGAAGCTCGGAAGAGTATTTGAATGGCTAGTATGCCCAACCTGCGGTTACAGGGAGGCTAATGATGAGAAACCAGTTGATATAATGTTAGAAGTATTTTATGACGACAGTGCAGAAAATTTCGAGGATATTGTCCGAGAGTGCAATGAACAAGACGGAGATTTGCTCCGCAATGGGAATCAGTAGACCGACCCTAGACAGTAGATTATCTGGTCAATCAGGTTTCAAGAAGTTAGAGACGTTCTATATCAACCACTTATATAAAAATAGTGGTATAAAATAATTTCGTACATTTGTTGTATGGAAACAAGAATAGTAAAATTTAATATTAGGCAGTTCGTAGAGGACTATATATTTGCTCGTGAGTCAGGAGACAATGATGCAGAACGAGAGTTGTTGGATAATTTTGATAACTTCTTTTATTCTAGCAGTTACCAAGTAAAGTCAGGCATTCAGACATATTTATTTAATAATCCGATTGCAAGACAATACACTGGTTTACAGGACATTGCAACAAGATGTATCACAAATTTTTAAATGTAAAATATTTTTCGTATATTTGCAAAGACAAAAACGATACAGTAAAACACATTTAAAACAAAAAGACTATGAATGCATATTCAGAATTTAGAAATGTAACAATTGCTTTAGATAATGGTGTAGATGCACAAGTTGCAATGCCAATCGATGCATATAAAGCAGTATTTAAGAAAGTAGAAGAGATTGAAAGTAAGGTAGAAGCAGGAGTAGCACCTGCAGATTTAGCAGATGATACAGTAGTTCTTACAGGAGCTAGTAAGTATTCTATCTATATCTTCACAGTAACAACAACAGTAGCAACAGGAGTTTACGAGTTCGTATTCGAAGAAGCTGCACCAAACGTAGAAGAGTCTACAGTATTAAACGCATAAGATGAAAAGATTATTTAATACATATTGTAATTCCTTTAGTTGGTCAAATGACCGACAGGGTAAGTATTGTATTAACGGAAGTGGCGGTCTAATCGGATAATCACTATCATTTTCATACAGCACAAGCCCTGACATTTATTTGTTGGGGCTTTTTATTTGGTATAGTTGGACAGGTGGTGAGTTCAGCAGGTTGTAACCCTGTCGCATTACGCTTTGTAGGTTCGATTCCTACCTATACCACAACAACACACAACGGACAAGGCTTAGGCGCATGAAACAGGGCGGTGGGAGGCGAGTGGTTGACCAGTGTTGTATTTGGAGGGAGTCTGGTTGGACGAAGGGCTTGCCTTGAAAGCAGGTAGCAGGTCACACTGTTGGGGGTTCGAATCCCTCTCCCTCTTCTAAATAGAAAGTGAACTGGCTAGGGTCAGCTTCCCCTGCTAAGGGAATGGGTCGTTAATTCGGCTGTGGGTCACGACCACCTCTTTCTGCTAAATAATCCCTATTAGCTCAGAAGTAGAGCAATCGGCTGTTAACCGATAGGTCGCTGTGGCAGAATCAGCATAGGGAGCAAATACTTGTAAGCGTAGGCTGTGCCAGTAGGTCTCCAAAACCTTACTGTGGGGGTTCGAATCCCTCTACTTGTGCAAAAGTGGTGGTAGCTCAGGAGTAGAGCGTTGGCTTGAAACCCCAAAGGTCGTTGGTGCGAATCCAACTCATCACACAAATCTGTCACAAATATAGTAAATAATTGTGACAAAATGTCTCTGTGTCCGAGTAGTCCAAGGAAGATGGTTGCAACCCTGAAAGTCGTAGGTGCAAATCCTACCAGAGATTCAACGTATTATATTTTTTCGTATCTTTGCCATGAATTTAATATTAATGACAATGTTTGAAAAAATAGAACAAGAGAAGATAGACCTTATATTAAAACTTAGAGGTGAGGGATTATCTTATAGAGCGATAGAAAAGAAAGTTGGTGTATCGAGAGAGACAGCTAGGAACTACTGTTTAGAATTATTATCAGAGGAAGCACTTGCTTCACTAGAACGTAAAAAGGAAGCGCAACGTAAAAAGAAAGAGCGTAAAGTAAACGTTGTTTCAAAAACTAGGCGCAAACCTAAACCACAACATACATCCGTAAGGGATTATGATTTCTTGCAATATATAAGAGTTGTATTCAGATGGGCATTAAGTAACCACGATGAATTGACAAAAGGTAAGTTAGAGATGCTACTATTCCTTTATCCAAAGGGTGCATTCTCATTTTCAGAATTTTACAAGTTTCATAAGACAATAAGTCTGTACCAACGTAAAACACTTGATGAGTTAATTAAATCAGGTTACATCTACTTGTGGAGACCTAAGAGTGGTAAGCAGGTGGCACTATACGCCCTAACCAATAAGGCAAAAGACTTGTGTGATAAAATGCATAAATATTGTGTAGGAGATGAGGAACTTCCTACAGAACCTAAAGAGAACAAACTGTTTGATAGAAGTGGTAAGAGAATTAATAACTACTTTGCAGATATGATTGTAGATATGAACAAAAGAAAAGGGAAGTCAAATTAATGACCTCCCTTTTTATTTACGTTTACCTTTCTTCCTTCCCCCTTCACCTTTACGACCTCTGTTAGTGGATGATTTAACAAATTTACCTACTGCGTGGTCATAGTCTTTACCTTTAATATTCTTACCTGCAGCTTTAGCTTTTCGCCTTGCACGGTTAGCTTCTACACGCTTCTTAGTCTGCTCAGGTCTCTGTCCGAGCTTCTTATCATAGGCAGCCTTCTTCTTTCTGGCTTTTGGATTTTTTCTATAATATTCTGTACTACTTCCCATAAAAATTGATTTTGGATTATTTTTCGTATATTTGCAAATATACAAATTTTTAATGTAACATAGAAAAAATGGCTAAAAAGATTGAAATAATAGGTAATTCATTAGTAATTACAGATACAAGCACTAATGAGGTAGTATTTGATGCACCTAAAATAGATTATTACTATGTATCAGAAGATTTAGATAAGGGTTTTATTAGTTTAAAAGCTATTGATATTACTAATGTTAGATTCAGAACTCCTAAAATATCACTATCCACAGCAGTGGATAGTACTGACACCACATTCACAAAAGAATCTTTTGAGGATTGGGCTAGGTTAAACTTAGGTACATCAGGTATAACAATAAGAGCAATAAGTCAAACAGATTATGATAACTTAGTAGTTGTAGACCCTAATGTATTATACATTGTAAATAATTAAACAATGAAGAAATTATTGACATTTTACAACAGCACAACAGTTGTAGGGAAAGGGGCTATACTTTCTCTGTCTACAATCCTAGCAGTATTAATAAACATGAAAGCAGCCCTATTAGGACTATGCATACTAATACTCTTTGACCTATTGACAGGGATAAGAGCAAACCTACACAGAAGAAGAATATCCTGCAATCCGCTTAAAGCAGGCTTTTGGAAATCAATCAAAAGCTATTTACTAAGACGAACATGGAAAAAGACTTATGAGTATGGAATAGGCATATTAGTAATCGCAACATTTGAAACATTTATTTTCGGCTCGCCTATGTCGATAATCCTTATGGAGAAATCATTCACATTAGCAGAGATAGCTACCCTAGTACCTGCCTTAGTAGAGGTATGGTCTATATTTGAAAATCTTGAAAAGGTATCTAAGAGAAACTTCCTTAAGAAGTTAATTACTCTTATGCCTGCAAGATTCCAGAGATTACTAACAGATGATGTAGTAATTGATAAGATTGAAGAGGAGTTACCTGCAAAAGATGTAGAAGTTATTAAGGATGTAATTGAAGATTTAGAAAGGTAGATATGGGATTTATATTTGGAAAGAACAGCAGTAAAAAGAGAGATACGTGCCATAGTGACCTTATTTTGATACTTGACACTGCCCTATCTGCTAGTAAGGTAGATTTTGGTATCTCAGAAGGTCATAGGAGCGTCCCTAAGCAACAATCTTACTATGCGATAGGTAGAACTACCGAATTGCACAGAAAACCCATTACAAACGTCGATGGAGTGAATAAGAAGGGTAAACACAACTACTCCCCTTCACTTGCAGCCGATTTGTTTATATGGCATCCAGATAGAAGCACAAGACAAAGAATAGCATACGATAATGTACACCTTGCTTATGTAGCAGGTTTAATCGATGCTACTGCAGAGCTTCTATATACACAAGGTAAGATTTCACATAAAATAAGATGGGGTGGAAATTGGGATAGAGATGGAGTCATAGCATTTGACCAGTCATTCGATGACCTACCACACTTCGAATTAATTAAACCTTAAAATTATGAAAGTCGATTCAACTAAAATATTATTATTTGCACTGGTATTATTAATGGGTTATAACAGTTTCTTTAAGACTGAACCTATACCAGAGCCTGTACCAGTTACATTAACATTACCAGAATCTTTTGGTAGTACAGGTTTGCAACAACTAGAGCCTAAAGTGGTTGTAGTACAAGTTCCAGTAAGCCAAGGCAGTCAGCAAAAAGTAGATGTTGATAAGATTTGGAAAGATGCTTATGAACAAGCTAATCAGAGAGTAAAGGATAGCTTATATAATGAAGCCATTAGAATCAGGACTTACTCAGATACTATAGTTGACAACGACAACATAATGATAAAAGGAGATGCTACTACAAGAGGTAGTATGTTAGACTTTCGAGTTGACTACAAACTAAAAGAGAAGGATTTTACTTATACACCAGAGATTGTAACTCAATATCCAAAACTTACAGTAGGGTTAGGAGCAGAGGTTGGAGTACCTACAGTTGTAGGTCAACCATTTACTTTAAAAGGTAATGTCGACTTAATGAATAAAAAAGGGAATGAAATAAATTTAGGGTATGACACAAATCAGACAGTTTGGCTAGGTTACACCTATAATTTCAAATTATCTCACTAAGAATGAGATTAACAATAGAAGGTAAAGTAAAGGAGAGTAACTCCTTACAACAACTAAAAATGTTTTGTTACTATAGACTAACTGACCCACTCTTAGGGGAAGAAATTTTAGGTAACTGGACATCAGATATATCATATTCAATAGTATAACTCATAAAGGTTTTGGAACTAAACATTATACCACTTTCCGTTAGGATTTGGAGATAAGACTCACTCACCCTCTTACCTATTTATAGGTTTAGGGTTTGTTTTGAATGTTCCATTTACTTTTTTTTAACGTAACAAATAACACAGTATGGCAAGAATTAAAAACACAAATAAATACCCTATAAAATCTCCAGTAGAGACGGATTACGTAGTTGGTACAGATTCAGAGGGTTACGGTAGAACTGTAAATTTCTTATTATCTGACTTAAAGAGCGACTCCGCCCTTCAAAATAACTTAGTATTACTTATTAAGTTAAAGGAGGTTAGCACAATACAAGAAGCAGTTTCACAGTTTAATGAATTAGACCCTAATGTGCAAGTTAGACCTGACCAAATACCTTACATAGAAGTTGACATTGAGGATATAAAACACCTCTTTGCACTTAAAACAGGTAAAGGTATTTATGGGTTAGATGAAACTCAAATATCTATAGAGGATATAAGGTTAGTAGATGCAGATTTTCAAACAGGTAATATAAATGAGTCAGGCTCAATAACCCCTGTAGTAATATCCAACAGGCAGGTATTAGCCTTCTCAGACCACTTAGTTTTTGAAAGTTTGTCTGGTAATATAGGAACATCAATACTAAAAGTATCTCAAACATTAATTGACAGCTTAGAACCTAGTTTAGGTAACCCTAGTGAGGATAATCAAGTACTAGTATCTCAGTCGGATGGAACTAGAAGTTGGATGACTATAAGTGGTGGAACTAATAACTTTGAAGGTTATTTTGAATCAGGTACACAATCAGGTGTAAATACTGTTGTCAACATAGGGGATAATAGTGGAGGTGGATTAGGTGCTTTTATTAATATAGATTCTGAAAACCAAAGAGTAGAAATATCAAACTCAACAGATGCAGGTTCTATAATTACATTTACAAAGGATGAAATACAAATTGGCACAACCAAACTTAATATACAAGGAGATGTTGAAGCAACATCATTTGCAGTTATTGGGGGTACAGGTAATAACCTACTATTAGATGATGGTAGTTTAACTCCAATTAGCAACTTTTCACAAGATGGTTACGTAAGTAACGTACAATTAACAGGTACAAACCTAGTATTCAGTAGGTCAGGTTCTAATGCCTTTTCAGGGGTAGTTTCCTTAGCTTCGATTGTAGGAATACAAGGTCTAGATATATACGATGACACAACTACAGTCTCTTCTGTAACATCTATTAATTTCAGAAGTTCAGATTTCCAAGTATCAGATAATGGAGCAGGAGATGTAGAAATATCTTTTATAGGTTCTGGAGGTTCTGGAGATGTAACTAAAGTAGGAACTCCTGTGAGTGGTCAAATACCTATATGGACAGGAGATGGAACAGTTAAAGGAAGTACTTCATTCACTATAGAGGAGTTTTCAGGGTTAGCTAATAGATTAAATGTAGGTGAAGATGATACTATAGCAGGAGTTATAAGATTATTTGGCGCACCTAATAATAGTGGACAAGCAAGTTTAAGTATTTATACTAATGTAGGAGATGACTCAGAAGTTGACTTCTGGCAGATGAAGGCTTGGGATGGAGGTAAGACAGGAAACTTTAGATTGGGTGGAGAAGGAATTGCTTCGGATTCACTAGTAATAGATGAAATCACTGGAATATTATCATCCCCAGTATCTACAAACGCAAACATTAACTCTACAGGTAATAAAGCATTAATTACTAAGGAGTATGCAGATGAAAACTATTTAGATACAACCTTACCATTAACATCAACAATAACAACCGACACAGACTGCTTAGAAGCTCATGTGGGAGGTATGAATGAGGTAAACTCAGCATCTGATGTGGAAATAACTGTACAACCATTCTCAACAGAGTCTATACCTATTGGTTCTGTAGTAGTTTACACTCAAAGAGGCACAGGAAGTGTTTCTATATCTTACAATGGTTCAGCCAGTGGAGATATAGCTCAAACTTACAGGGTTGGAGATACTATAACACTATGGCATAAATCAGAGGATGTATGGGTAATACTAAATAAACCACACAGGTTAGATTCTAATATAGAGGATGAACCAACAGGTTTCACACCGATATTTAATATAGGAACAATTAGTCAAGCGAATTTTGATGCAGGAACTCCTGTGTCAGGTACAACATATTTAATAACTAGTTAATAATGAGTATAAAAATAGGAAATTTAGACGTAAATAAAATATACCTAGTTAATTCTGAGATAAATAAGGCTTACCTAGGTTCAAAATTAATATTTGATAATAGCTCTAGCCCTAGTGATATGTCCAATTTTGGGAGTATTGTTAGTGGATATGAAGCAGACTCTGTTGTAGGAGTTGATGGAGACCCTATATCAACATTAGTTGACCAATATGGTAATAATGATGGAACATCAAGTAACTCAGCTCAAACTACTTTAGAGATAGTTTCTGGAGAGAAAGAGATTGATTTTAGTGGAGGACATTTTAATTTAGGTCAACCTGCCACTCTAAACTTTTTACCACAAGGTAATTTTTCTTTTGTATGGCAGTTGGGTAGTAGGGTAACCTCAGCAACAGACCAATACTTAATTGGTAAAAGAGTATTAGCTTTAGAACAGTATACTATTGTTTTAGATAGCGCAGCAGGAGGTGAAATTAGAAGTCATATAGGAAATGACTTTATAGATACAAATATAAGTTATTCAGCTAATGATATTTTCGTGATGACTTGGGATAGCACAGGTGGAACTGAGGGAACTTTTACATTATATAAAAATGGTGTTTCTGTATATACAGAGAACCCTGTAGGATTAAGTAACACAGAGAGACTCGGAGATATAGCATTAGGTGATATAGACACAGGTGGAGGAACAGGTGTGAATTATGATGGCTCTATTAAAGGATTTTGGATTTATGGAGGAGCTTTAGACCAAACATCAGTAACTAATATACAAACATTTTTAACAACATAATATATGGTAGTAAGAACAGAAATAAAAGCTTTCCCATCTGCTGTTGGTGCAGGATATAATACATTAGGAGGAAGTGGAGGTATAGTTGTGCATGTCACTAATCTTAATGATAGTGGAACAGGTTCATTAAGATGGGCATTAACAGATAATACATTAAAAACTCAAGATAGAACTATCGTATTTGATATAAGCGGTGTTATACAGCTTTCAACTGTTATTAGAATGGATAGTAGTCACACTGGTGGTATTACAATTGCAGGCTTTACTGCTCCTTATGGGGGTATTACTGTTATTGGGCAAATGGTTAGAATGACGGAAGCTAATAGTGTCATAGTTAGAAATATGAGATTTAGAGGTGGGTATAATGATACAGACCCTAATAATGCATACAGTAAATCTACTTTCTTAATGGGAAGAACAAAAGGATTTATAGTTGACCATTGTTCAATCAGTTTTGCAAAAGAACAAGGAATGGGGGGTAATGGAGGAGATACTACTAGTAATATATATAATGGTTCTACTTGGCAAAATAATCTTGTAAATGATGTTGGTAGAGTAGGTATTATTGGACAAGGTATAACTAGTTCAGCAGCATCTAGGTTAGATAATATGCAAGTTACTGTGTACAATCAAGTAATGGTAGATGTTGGATGGAGACAACCTAATATTTCAGGTAATATTAGAATGGATTTGATTAATAATTTTGTACATAATTGGGCTAAACAACTATCTAATTTTGGCGCAACATATTATGCAGATGACCCAACAAGAGATGAAATAACAAAAACTAATGCTATTGGAAATTATTATCAAGATGGTGGAACAACAAGATTATCTAGTGGTGATAATTATCCAGACCCTTTATATAGATTATTTAAAGTAAATGATAATAATGATACCCCTCAATTTTATTGGGAAGATAATTATATTAGTGATTATTTTAACTTACCAAATTACCCTGCTCAACCAGAGACAGCATTTAGACCATATACTCAAGATGGCTCTAGTGCTACGCCTCAAAATAGTTGGTTTCAATATCCCAAGTTTACAATGAATGGTATTACTCCTGTTATCATATCTTCACAAGATATAAAAACAGAGGTTTTCCCAACAGTAGGAGCTTGTTATTATACAGATGATAATGGCGATGTTCAATATTATAGAGATAATATTGATACAGAAGCTATAAGAAGGGCAACTGTAAAATCAGATGCATTAAAAGGTAGAGATGAGTTTGGAGTAGTCTTACCTTCTTACCAAGATAGAGCAGAAGCTTTATTACCTAATGGTAGTGACCCAATGCCTAGTTTTACAAGACCTGCTAACTTTTACCAAAGTAATCCACACATTCCAGAGGCTTGGCTTGTAGCTAAAGGTTTAACAGGTACAGCTACAATACATAATGAATTAGCCCCAAGTGGTTATACATGGATGGAGGAATATATAAACCAAGTAGATAATTTATCCACTCCTAGTAACACTCTATATGACATCTCAACAGCCTTTAGAAATAGTGGGTCTAGAGGTCTTATAAAAGGAATCAGTAGAGGTACTTTTTAAGTTTAGATTATTTTTTGTATATTTGCATAAATAATAAATTATAATTTAAACAGAAAAACGATGAGTAAAACTAAAGAGGATGTAATCTTAAGTCCAGAAGAACAAGAGTTAATTGCTAGTGCAAGAGCCAAACAAGAAAAAGTTAAAAAGGCTGAGGATGCGATACTAAGAGTATTGAAAAAACACAATGCAACATTAGCAGTTAATCCGAACTCACCACTGAATAACATACAAATTGTAGTTAAAGTAGGAAATTAAAAACACAAAACCAAACACAGGGTAGCAGAAATGTTACCCTTTTTTTT